TAATCTGTGGCGAAGGCGCTGTCGGCCTAGTCGCACTTGGCACAACCGCAGCAGATGCTTTGCAGCTAAACGTGTCAAACAACACGATCACAACTTCAGCAGCATCGACTGGCGTTAAGTTGCCACCTTGCGAAACTGGCGCTGAAATGATTATTCGTAATGATTCGGGTCAGACAATTACCGTCTATCCTTTCAATACAAGCACTACAATGAACGCAGCTGCCGCAAGTGTTACGCTTGCAACGGCTAAAACGATGTTGGTAAAAGCAACTTCCGCAACTACATGGGTAACATTAACAGGGGCTTAAATTGGCTTTAGACAGCGATATTCACAGCGCAGACAACCATTTGCACGTTGAATTTTACGTTTACGACAAAGAACCGTATAAAGAAAAGCCGTTTGTTAGAATTACAGTACCAGGCGATAAGACAAACATTGTTGACCAACCCGTTCGGGAAGATCACAAAAGACGTTTTCCACGCCAATGGTTGCACTTTCAGATGCAAAACAATAACGCAGAAGTTATTGGTGTGCCTCTGAGCCAATGGGTAAAAGACGATCCTGAAAACTTTAACGATATGCAGATGGCAGAATTGCAAATCTTTAAGTTTCAGACCGTTGAGCAAGTTGCTACCGCTACCGATAACCAATTGCAGCGTATTGGCATGGGTGCGATGGGCTTGCGAGAGTTGGCAAGGCGTTATTTGCAAGTTAAAAACCAATCTTCTAGTCAAACTGAGATTGAACACACCAAGCAGGAACTTGCTCAAGTCAAAGAGCAAATGGCGGCTTTGATGGCTCAGTTGTCGGAAAAGAAGGTTGGGAGGCCAAAAAAAGAGGAATAAATGTCATCAACGATGCTACAGCTAGTCACCCAAGTTACCAATGAATTGGGTGTATCAACGCCAACTACTGTGGCATCGAATACGAACCAAGATGTAATTCAAATCTTGGCGTTGATGAACGCTGCCGGCTATGAGTTCTTGCGAAAGCATGATTGGCGAGAATTAACTAAACGACACACATTCACCACAACCTTCAGCGTAACGACAGGTGATGTGGTTGAAGATACATACACTATCACCAACATCCCATCGACTGCTGGGCTTGATACAACGTATCAGGTTGTTGGCAACGGCATCTCAAATGCTGCCTACATTGAATCGGTTGACTCGGCTACGCAAGTAACGATTAACTTACCCGCTACAGGTACGTATTTAGGCACTTCAATCACTTTTGAAAAAGTGCAGTACCCTTTACCGTCAGATTACGAATCAACCGTTCCTCGTACTCATTGGGATCTCAGCAAGCATTGGGAGATGCTAGGGCCAGAGAGTCCACAGCAATGGGAATGGTTGCTCTCAGGGTTTATTGCTACCGGCCCACGCATCCGCTGGCGCTTGCTAGGCAAATACTTTCAGATTTGGCCTGGCGTTTCCACTAACGAGCTTTTGGGTTACGAGTATCGCTCAAAAGGTTGGGCATTATCGTCAACAAATGTTGTAAAAGATTCATTTACTGCCGACACAGACACTTGTATTTACCCAGATCGACTGATGGTATTGGCTACCAAGCTCAAGTATTTTGAAGCTAAAGGCTTTGATACCACGGCGATGTATCGCAACTATATTGAGGAGTTTGAGATTGTTCGGGCGCAGGATACGTCAGCGGCTAACTTGTCGTTTGCACCACGCCCAGGCACAGTCTTAATCGGCTACGACAACATTCCTGACACCGGCTACGGGACAAACTAATGGCAAGCCGACTTGTTCAAGGTACGGCGGCTCGTGTTCAATCGTTGCCTGCCCCTATCGGTGGTTGGAACGTGCGGGACAGTATCGCAAACATGGATACGCTCGATGCCGTTCAATTAACCAATTTGTTCCCCACAGTCAATAATGTGGTTTTGCGTGGTGGATATACAAAATATTCCACCGGCATCACGGGTCAAGTTCAGACTTTGATGGGCTATTCAAGCGGTGCAACTGACGAATTGTTTGCTATTGCAGGAACGTCGATTTACGACTGTACTGCTGGCGGTGCAGTTGGCGCAGCGGTCAAGACGGGATTGAGTAACGCAAAGTGGGAATACACCAACGTCACAACCCCTGCCGGCGGCTACTTATATTTGGTCAATGGCGTAGATGCGCCATTACTGTATAACGGGTCAACTTGGACAAATCCAACCATTACTGGCGTAACGGCAAGCAGTCTAAGCAATATTGCCATTTTTAAAAACCAAGTTTGGTTTACGCAAAACAATTCGCTTAAAGCATGGTATTTGCCTACTCTAAGCATTGCAGGCGCAGCTGCCGCAATTGACATGAGTTCGGTTGCCCAACTTGGTGGATTCTTGGTTGCCGTGGGAACGTGGACAATTGATGCAGGCTACGGCGTAGACGATAACCTAGTGTTTATAACGTCCAATGGCGAGGTTATTGTTTGGGCGGGTACTGATCCCTCAGATGCTACGAAATGGGCGCTAGTGGGCGTTTGGAGGGTTGGCAAGCCCGTTGGCAAGCGATGCCTACTAAAGTACGGCGGCGATATGCTGATGCTGACTTACAACGGTTTGTATCCACTTGCCGCAAGCCTGCAATCATCTAGACTTGATCCCCGTGTTGCGCTGTCGGACAAGATTCAAGGCGCATTTACCGCTGCAACGCAACAATATGGCAGTAATTTTGGGTGGGACATTATTTTTGACCCGCAACATAATGCTTTAACTGTGAATGTGCCGGTTGCTGAAGGTCAACAACAGCAATATGTGATGAATAACATCACTAAAGCCTGGTGCAACTTTACAGGCCAGTACGCTAATTGTTGGGCAATCTTTGACAATGAGCCTTACTGGGGCGGCAATGGATTTGTTGCCCATGCGTGGGATGATAACTACGCTGATGACACAAGCGACATAAACGGCTATGCGTTGCAAGCGTTTAATTACTTTGATGCTCGTGGGTACAAAAAGTATTTTACAAGAGCTAGACCGTCAATCTTTACAAACGGTTCTCCGTCAATATTCATTGGTTTAAACATGGATTTTGACTTGGCAGACACAACTGCGGCGCTAAGTTTTAGCCCACAAGTATCTGCGAAATGGGACGTTGCGCTGTGGGATGTGGATTATTGGGCTACGGATACGGTCATCACAAACAATTGGCAAGGCGTAACAGGTATTGGTTATTGCGCTGCAACACAGTTTAAATCTGCCTCTCAAGGAACGACAATTCTATGGGCATCGACGGACATTGTTTACCAACAAGGTTGGGGTGGCATATAACCCAAGGCGCTGAAATAGGTCATTGGGTAGCAGAGCGAGTACAAGGTAAATATTTTGCAGATGGTTCGCAAGCAATTGGGTTAGAGCGTGACGGTCAAATTATTGCAGGCGTGATTTACGAGAATTGGAACAAAGCCTCGATTGTGTGCCACATAGCGATTGAAGGACGTATGACAAAAGGGTATTTGAAAGCGATATTTAATTACCCTTTTGAGTTTTGTAAGGTAAAAAAGATTATTGTTCCGGTAAGCAGTACCCATGCAAAAAGCCTAAAATTAGTTACCAAGATGGGTTTTGTTGAAGAAGCAAGGGTAAAAGATGCAGCACCGGATGGCGATATTATATTTTTGACATTGGCACGGGAAAAGTGCCGGTTTCTAGGGGTAGAAAATGGGTAAGTCGAGCGCAGCACCACCAGCACCAGACTATATTGGCGCTGCTAAACAGCAGGGTATTGATAACCTAGCGGCGGCTAGACAGTCAAACGTTATGTCTAACCCAAATATGTATACGCCATTTGGGAATCAGACGGTTACTTATTCGAATCCTACGTTCGATCAATCTTCTTACGAAACAGCGTTGGCTAAATACAACGCAGAAAAAATAGACCCCAATTCTTATTATCGAACTGGCGAGGGCGGTCAAACAAGTTTTGACCAAGCTGGGTTTGATTTAGCCAATGCAAAACGAGGCGCTGCGCCAACCCGTGAAGGGTTTATGACTGGCGGCGGTCAACCAACAGTTACTCAAACGTTAACCCCACAAGCTCAACAGACGTTAGAGTCCCAACAGCGGGTACAGACTGCACTTGCAAATCTTGGTGAGGTTGGGATTGCAAATGCTTACGACACGTTATCAAGGCCATTCACACCAACCACAACTGACATTAAAAAAGATTTTGGCGGTTATGGCGCTGTGCCTTTGTCTGAAAACTTTACCGCTAAATCTGAAGTTCCGTTGCAGTATGGTATTGACACCGGAAATTTTTCTGCAATGCCGCTAAATGCGGGTGTAAAAGCTCAAGATTTAATTCTTGAAAGATTAAACCCAACAATTCAGGCTGGCGATACGTCATTTAAACAAGCGTTAGCAAACCAAGGTTTAGCGCCTGGAACAACTGCTTATGATGCGGCTTATCGTAATCGTGCAAATCAAATTAATGATTTGTACAACCAAGCCGCATTGTCAGGAATTAATCTTGACATGACAGCTCGCAATCAACAATTGCAAGAAGAATTGGCAAAAGGGAATTTTGCTAATGCCGCACAATTGTCTGGCGCAGGGTTGTACAACACAGCAATGACTGACAACTATGGTCGAGGCATGACCACTCAAGGCACTCAATACAGCCAAGGTTTAAACAAGGCTCAGTTTCAGAACACCGCACAACAACAGCAGCTGGCGCAAGATTTGGCATTACGGGCGCAACCGATTAACGAAATCATTGGACTTATGGGCGGGTCGCAGATTCAATTGCCACAGTTTGCAGGCTATCAAGGTACGAGCGTTGCACCAGCACCAACCTTTGCGGGTACACAAGCGCAAGGTCAAGCTGATATGTCACGTTACGGTATTCAACAAGCGGGTGCTAATTCTGCAACACAAGGCATTATTGGTATTGCGTCGGCTGCGGCAATGGCTTATTAATGAATTTAAATGCTGTTGATGAACAAACTCAATTGCTTGTAAATAACGGGCATAAGGTATTTCAAATTCATAGATTTGCAAAAGATGACGAAAGCCACCTTGTTAGATTAGAAAGATGGGCAGAATTGCCACAAGATGCAAAAGTTTTAGATATGGGTAGTGGAGTTGGCGAACTTGCAAAAGTGTTTACTAAATTAAGACCAGATTTGCAGTTTTATTTGGTTAATTTAAGCAAATTGCAACTTAGTTACTCTAAAGAATTTATTTGTCATTGTTGTAGTTTTTTAGACGTACCAGAGCAAAATGAATCGTTTGATGCTGTTTTGTTTTGTTTTAGCATCGGGCATGAGGATGTTGAAATTGCATTAAAAGAAGCGCATAGATTGTTAAAAAACAACGGTATTTTGTTTATTTACGACATGGTGCGAGTTTTTGGAAACAATGACAACATGAAAGTTGTTGAGTACGTTGTAAATAGTAAAGAAACCATGCAAAAAGCTGCAATTGGGTTCAAATTAGATTTTTACCTTGAGCCGACAGATGATGGTCAATATGGAAAATCTGTATTGGGCGAGGCTTTTGATTATGTATTTAACGGAACAATTCCTGCAATTTGGAGATTTGTTAAGTGCTAGGTTTAGCGTTCTCAGGCGGCAAAGATTCTTTAGCGTGTTGGTATTTGTACCGTGAAAAGAATCCCGTAGTGTTTTGGGTAAATACAGGCAAAACGTATCCTGAAACCATTGAGATTGTCGATCAAGTGAAGGCAGAGGCAATCGAGTTTATTGAGGTGAAGTCAGATCAAGAGCAACAAATTAAGTTTTATGGCTATCCAAGTGATGTTGTGCCGGTTGACCATACTGTTGATGGCATGGTGTTTGCAGGCGATAAACTAGTACGAGTACAGAGTTTTAACAATTGTTGTTGGATGAACGTAGGGCAGCCTCTGACAGAGGCAATTGCAAAACGTGGCATTACGCACTTGATCCGTGGGCAAAGGCTTGATGAAAGCCACAAATCCACGGCTCGGCATGGGTCGGTAGTCAATGGTGTGACGTACATTCAACCGATAGAAACATGGACTAAAGAGCAAGTTTTGGCGTTTTTACGAACTCAATGCCAGTTACCAGAACATTATGCAATCGACCATTCAAGCCTTGATTGTTACGATTGCACAGCGTATTTGGCGCACTCAGCGGATCGAGTGGCATGGATGAAAGAAAAACACCCAAATTTGCATGAAAAATATAAAATAAACATGGCGGCACTAAAGTCTGCCTTGTTGCCTACTTTAGAGTTATTAAGGAATTGCGATGCTTAATCAATATGTAAACCTTTCTCCGCAACAGAAAATGGCGCAGATGCTGCAACAGCAAGCCCAGCAGACTTCATTGCAAGGGCAGCAAGAAATGCCGCAATCAATGGGTCAAGCAGCGTCACAAAACCCGTTTGGTGGCGTTCAAGATGCTATGAAAATGTACAACCAATTTAATCAGCAAGGCGATATGCAGGATTATAAAGACTACATTGCCCGACTTAAACTTGGTCAAGCACAAACTGGCGGTATGTTTGATTCGGCTAATGCTCAAGCGCCAAAATATACTGGTGACATGGGGACTTAATCATGGATTTGGATTACAACACTAGACTAGCGGCAATTCAGCGCAACGAAAA